GAAACGCTGATCACGACTACACGCAAGCGCATGGGTACATACTAAAAGCCAGCGGCGAGACATACAGCTACGGTGACGAGGGGCAAGTAGCCGTTCACAACACAGGACTGATGCTATCTGGCAACTCATGGGTGTATACCAACTACACGCATGGAAGCGGTTCTTTCACTTCTAGTCCGGTGCATTTGGACAAGACTGGTTCAAATGATATTTACGGCAGAGCAGCGTGTAACGGCTACCAGCCGCACAGCGAACCAACGAACTTTTTGCTTTCAACAACTGACGGCGGTAGTGGTGCGTCGTCGTTAGCAACATTCCCAGTAGCGTGACAAAATCGAACATAGCAAACTACGTCGGCGAGAAAGTCCACAGCACGGACGACGACAGCCAAGCTGTTTTCAAGACGTTTGTGGATCGTCGGTACGAGATGATCTGGAACGCCGAGCTATGGCGCGAATCGCTTGGCACGGTGAGCCAAACAGTGGCGTCAGGTACAAGCATAGTGTCGCTCTCTACCACAATGGATTTCCCCGTATCAGCGTACTGGGATGAGCGAGAAATCACGCCGGTCGATTACCAGCGCGTGTTCCAGATGAACCCAGCGCTGCTCGCAGAGACTGGTACGCCAACAGATTTTATAGTTCTGCCGAAATCGAAAAGCCCCAGCGGCACGTATTCGCAAATCAAACTGTTACGCATTCCAAGCTCCAGTAAAACGCTCTTGGTTCTGGGCAAGCTGTACGTGACCGAGCTTGGTGACAACGACCACCCCATGTTAAGCGGGATCGATAACACTCTTGTGGCGTTTGTGGAAGCTGATGCGCTTGAGTATTTGCAGCAGTACGCGAAAGCCCAAGCGAAGCTGCAAGAAGCAGCAGCACATTTGCAACTGATGCGAGATATCGAGAAGCACCAGAGTGCGCGTGTTCAGCAGTTGGTTCCAGATGTGGAATCAGCTTGGGACTACAGTGATTTTAATTAATGCCACGCTACGCGTCCAACTTGCTAGATGAGCCGCTGATATTCGATAACTCAATTTCGTTTATTGGCGGTCAGGTGAGTGGTGTGCGTCCAAATCTTTTAAACGTCAACCAGTTTAGTGACGGCAAAAACGTAGACGTAGACACGTTCGGCACGGTTGCCACCCGCAAGGGAACGCTAAAATTCCCAGCTACAGCACATTCAACAAACATACAGGGGCTGTCATATTTTGATAACCCAACGCAAACGGTGGAGCGGCTGGTGAGCGCGACTGGCGGCAACTTGTACCGCTGCGACGTGGGTGGCACTAGCTGGACGCAGTTGACAGGTGCGGTAAACACCGTCCACGCCACCAACCAAGTCGATTTCGTGCAGTTAGTGGACAGAATGTTTGTGACTGACGGAGCCAATGCCATGCGGATGATCACGAACGACGCTAACAGCACCGTTCCGTCTGCTCACGGTTTGGCGTTCACAAGCGTCACATCGCACACTAACCGCTTGTTTGGGTTTGGGGTAACCGGACAACCAAACGATGGGTTATGGGCGTCCGACATACTAGACGGCGAAACGTGGAACACGACCACTAACCAGATACGGATCGGTGGACATAGCGGTGACCCGATACGAGCGCTTCATTCGTGGCACAATTTCAATCTCCTGGTTTTTAAAGAGCGCAGCATATACATTGTTAACACTGATCCGTCGCTGTTAATTGCTGCCAACTGGGAGATCAAAAAAATCAGTGATAGATTCGGTTGCGCTTCGCGCCGTTCGGTAGCTCAAGTCGGGGGAGATTGTTTCTTTTTGTCGCGTTTTGGCGTGATGAGCATCGGCCAAATAATGAACGGGGCGCAGACCATCGTTGAGCCGGAACCAATCAGCACGCCGATACGTGACTGGATCGAGAAGATTAACTGGTCTAAAGCTCACACAGCTTGCGCTACGTTTTGGGGAAACCGTTATCTGTTGTCTGTTCCGATAAATTCGGACACCCCAAATTTCACATTTGTATTCAACACCGTGACTCGTTCTTGGTCTGGCTACTGGACAAACTGGACGCCAACGGTGTACGCCGAGTCTGCGTTCGCCGGGGATTTGCGTCTGCACTTTGGCCAGACAGACGGCAAAGTGTTGAAATGGCTGGAGTATGTGTCGCTAGACGACGAGACTGACAGCACGTACAAAGACGACGGCAGTTTTTACCCGTCTTACATTACGACGCGTGCGTTTGTGTTTCGCGACCAGATGAACGACAAGATCGGACGTAACGCCGAATTTGAATTTAACAAGAGTCGCGCAAACGTGGATGTATTCCAGACGCGTGACGACACCAGTAGCGAGCAGCGACTCAACCCGTCTAGCATTAACACGTCAGAGGGCGTTGGCATTACATTGCCAGACCCGTTGCCGTTTGTGTTTGGTTCTGACGCAGTTATTCGCAAAGCGTTCAGCACGGTGTCAAAGGGGACGTTTAACGAGGTGCAGTACCGGATATACGCAGCGGAGAACAAGCTGCAACTGCGCGGGGTCAAAGCCAGCGCCATTGTCATGGGATTAGACGCTGAAAAGCGATAGTAAGATTATGGGTAAGACTTTAAAATATGGAACTGATAGACCAAATGGTGATCGTAAGACCGCTACGAGACAGAGACGAACTAGTTCGATTAAACGTGGAAGCAAATCGGGACAATCACGTTCCCATTTTGCCGACTCATGTTTTCGAGAAAGCGGGGCAACTGGCGGGGTACGCCAGCGTGGGGGCGTTGACCCCCATCAACACATGGTTTCATACTAAAAGAATGAAAGCGCGAGATAGTATAGTGGCAATTAGTTCGCTGGAAAATATGGTGCGGTGTAACGGGGGCAACGGACTGATTGTCCCGCTGTCGGATGAGTCTACGTTTCTGCCGGTAATGCACCGTTTGGGTTTCGCCAACATTGGGCGAGCAAATTTACTAACAAAAATATTATAAAATGGCATGTTCAAGTGACCCCCCAGATTACGGAGCCGCAGCAGCGGAAGCAAACGAGTCAGACATTAACACTCTGGAAGCGCGGAAAACTATCGACCGGCTGGCAAAATTAGGTGAAAAGGGGACGGTTAAGTACACCGACAAAAAAGGAAAAGAAAAAACTAGAGATGTAGATTTCACCAACATCGGCGACATCGATCTGTCCCGTGCGAATCTGGATTACTACATCGAATCTGCTGGCAAGATCAGTGAGTCGATGCTGGAACAATCGGAAGAGTACGGTGTCCGGTTTGTTGAGCAGCGCCGTAAAGAATTAGAAGCCGCCGATCCGGAAGGGTTTGAGATGCGCCAAGAGATGGGGCGTAAAATCATGGAGGGCGGGGAGAAGCACTTCATGGCAGCAGCGAAAGGGGCCATGCACGGCACGCGTGGAAGCCAGTCCGCTCGCGGGAATTTGTTCGGCAACGCGCCCAGTATGCAAGAAGCGATGGCTGTTGGGGATGTGGGTTACCGCATGTACCAGCAAGACTTGGCCAACATGGGGTCGTACGGAGCCGGTGTCGCACCAACAGCGCAGTTCGGCGCATTAAGCGGAGCGCAGCAAGGGGCTAGTCCGTTTCAGGGGCAGAACATAATGCAAAGCGGAGTCGGCGCAATGAGCAACGCCCAGCACGGGGCAGCGACTGGCAGCATATATGACTCGCAAGTGAAAATGGCGCAGCAGGGGAGTCCGTGGAGCCAGATCGGCGGCATGGCTGCTGGGCTGGGGCTGACGGCGTTGACTGGCGGTGCGGCTGGCATGGCTGGGGGTATAGGATTTGGTAAGGGAGTGAGCAACATGTTTGGGGTTACACCCGTTACGTAAAAAAATGGCTGATTTTTCAAGTGGACTACAGATGGGCATGGGGCTGGCGCGTGACGTGCGTTCAGCCAACATGGCGGCGGCTGATCGTAAAGATCAGAAAGAGTATCGCGACATGCGAACCAAAGCGCTCAAGAAACAGATGCGCCGTGGTAAGAAAGCTGATGGCCGTGCTGACAAAGAATTAGATTTAAGAACTAACGCTGACACCAGAGCCAAGGCGCTTCACAAAGAGCGCATGGATGCGGCAAGGCGGGCAGCAAATCCAAGAGTTAGCGACTATGATAACAAACGCGGGTTGCTGGAGAGACACGACGAAACAGTAACCGCTGTCAACACACGACATGCCGCTCGTTTCGGGTGGCTAAACAAAGCTGTTGTTGCTGCCCAAGAACTCAAGTTACCCAGTCTTCCCAATTTATTGGCAATGCAGGAGCGGGAGAACGAAAAGCACGATCAGTTTCTATTTGGGCTGGAGCAGTCGTTCATGTCTGCGAGCAACCGTCCGTCCCAAGGGACTGTTAGTGTGGCCCCGTATGTAGACGCGCTTGGCCGACAGCATTACGGTATAAAACTGGACGGTGCGAGCATGGAAGAGGCAAAAGCGTTTCACAAGGAGATGAGCGGGATGGTCAGTAAGCAACCACCAACAGGTGATTTGAGAGGCATGTTTGACTTACCAAGCGGAACACCGGACGCAAAACAGCCAGCGGCAAGTGGGGCTGCACAACAATTAACCGATCCCAACATTGACAAGTTTCTGCAATGAG